GTGCCCATACTCTGTGTCCCATTTCAAAATGAAACTCTTTATCTATTTCCCATTTCATATAATTGCCTGTCTATTAAAAAGCTATATTATATAATCATTGCTTCAAGAAGTCAACCTACTTCTTCATTTCAGTACAACTATCTACTGCTGGACATTCATTGCAAATATCAGTATTAGTTGCTTTACAATTTACAATAATCTTTACATGTTCAAGATCTGTTGAAATGTCATTTAATATCTGATATTCATTATGTATTGCTCTAACTAACTTACCTATTGTACTAACCGTCCAATACCACCAATTTATACTAACTATTAAGCTAACCGAAATAATACCCCACCAAATTAAATTGTTATTAAGACTAGACAGATAAAACCAGCTAGCAATTATGCAACATACTGCTACTACTACTATTGAACTAGCATACAGCCACATTCTTCGTTGACGATAAATTATTTCCAATTCAACGGTGTGCTCATCTATTGTTCCTTGTCTATTATTGTCATTTGTCATTACACTCCTAAAGCACCAAACGGTTTCCATTCACCTGGGGTGCCACTACGAATACATACCCATCCTACATACCCATCATTTATTGGATTTTTACTCCATATAATATCCCCTGTGGTGTATTCTCCAGCTGCCGGTACTCCGTCACCTACTATAAATTTCTTATTGTTAAAACTAACAGCTCCGCTGACTGAAAAACTAACAGACGGATCAGGATTATTGATCCCAATAGATACTGGCCCAAATACTTTTACCGGACGACGGGTATTTTGTAAAGATCCAATTACTATCTCAGAATTAGAAGCATATAGTACAGCATTATCATCTACACTCATTGATACAGCAGTAACCGCTACTAATTTTGATGTCTCAATGGAATCAATCAATAACTTACCAACAGTTACATTTCCAGATAGTGTTGTATCACCGGCAACTGTTAACTCTTTTAAGTTTCCAACAGATTCTAATTTAGAAGTTACGACGGAATCACCTAACTTAGTTTCCGAAATAACTTCTATACCATTAATAAAATATGATTTATCTGCAGACACATCAATCGATTCGCTTGACCACAATCTACATGGATCAGATTTTAATAATAGATGCGATGACGTATTATTGACGTTATTCCATTGTAACCCTTTATTGTATATGCCTTCTGTAGTTGTCTCGTTAAACATTAACGACGATGTTCTTTCAACACGAATATCAGAAACAACCGAATCTGCATGTAATGAACCAAACACTCTTAATACAGCTGATTTATTAAACTGATTACCAATTTCAACATCGCCTGAGTGTTTAATTAAAATTCGATCAATATTATCGGTTATAATAGAAAAGTCATGATTTGAGTTAGTTCCAATTGATGCAATATTATTTGCTGGACTACCTATTGAAATCTCAACATTATTATCAATTATGCTAATTGATGCTGATGGATCAGTTGTACCTAACCCTAACCGATTTGTATTTTCATCAAAATATGCAAATCCGCCAATAGCAGCTGACCCTATTACAGAAAGTGCAGTTAATGCACCTACTTGTCTAAGATTACTCTTTGTAACAGTTGGACCTAACGAAGTTAAACTTAGCACTGCAGTATTGTCAATTAAGTATGATGACTCAACTGATATATCAATGTTACTAGAAGTCCATATGCGATTGCCTGTTCGATAAATTAACTGGGTTGCACCTTCTTCACATGTCCATGTAATACCTTTGCCGTTTAGCTCACTAAACGTTTTTGCATACCAATTACCAAAATCAGTAGTCTCTGATATTAACTCTTTAACTCGTAATGTATTTGCAGTAATGTTACGAGATTGCAAATCACCGTAAATGTTAACTGAACCGTGTGTTATTGTGTTACCATTAATACTAACATTACTATTGATTTCTGAAACAGCTAACTTATCAATAAGAACGGTATCGTTTTGAATATTAAATATATGTGTCATAATTAAGTCTCTTTTTAATATTTATCATAATTATGGCGAGTATCAGACACACGGAAATCTTATAAATACTGCAAACGAGAACAAATATGGAACTAACTGTTTGGACACAACCATCGGGGTCTCTTGGTACATTCCAAGAGGACTCTAATTTTAATTTACAATTACCTGTTAACGATGACAGCACTATTGCTTACAAGGTTATTTCAGGAAAACTACCTGGCGGGTTATGGTTAAACCACGACCACATACTAGGTACTCCGTATGAAGTTGCTCGAAATACAAAGTTTTCTTTTTGTATTAGAGCAAGTAAAAATAATCAAATTGCTGATAGAACATTCACTATTACAATCAGCGGACCAGATAACCCTGTAATTTTAACTCCGCCTGGCTTATTAAACATCGGACCACATAAACAATTGTTTATGATCGACAACGCATTTATTAATTACCAAATAAACGCATTTGATACTGATACTATTGCAGGACAAAAATTAACATACTTTATAACAGAAGGTACCCTACCTCCAGGGTTGTCTCTTACACCGGATGGTGTAATTTATGGTATTGTAGAACCAGTAACTAGCTTAAAAGTAGGAGAAGGTAATGGTAAGTATGATTACGGCCTGTATGATGCCGGTAATTATGATCTTGCAAATCCGCCATCGCAAAACAATTACGATGTAATTGTTTACGACTATACTATGGGATATGATTCAAGTTTTATACCACAGCCAAAAGCAATTAATAGATACTACGAATTTGTTGTAACTGTAACTGACGGAGACACTACTTCCCCACCGTATCGCAAATTTCAAATATATGTAGTTAACCCGGCATCGTTTAGAGCTGACTCAGAATCGTTAATTTCAAATTCTAACGTATACACTGCAGATACAACTTACGTCCAAGCTCCGGTATGGCTTACATCCTCTAATTTAGGAACATACCGAGCAAACAACTATGTAACATTAGTACTTGATGTATTTGATACATACTCGTTATACTACAAATTAGAACCTATCAATGCCTTATCTTTAGCAACCGCCACTCGTAGATTACCGCAAGATGGCGGATCATTTGATTATAACAGAGTTGGTAGTTATATTGTTACTACAACTGCAACTGTTGTATCACCGGTAGTCGGGCATTACGTAAAATTTGCTGGTTCTAAAATATTTAATAGAATTGCAGAAGTGCATTCCTACACAACTAACGAGTACACTCTTACATTACACTCTCCCCTTGATGTTAGTTTAACTAACGGAACACAGTTTTTTATTGGAACAAAGAGTGAAATACCTCTAGGTATGCGATTTGATGAAATTTCAGGAGATGTATTTGGAAAAGTACCTGCACAGTCTGCAATTACAAAGTCATATAGCTTTACTGTAACTGCAATTCGAATCGGCGATGTAAATACTACTGAAATTAATAGTGTGTCAAGAGTCTTTACAGTTGATATTATTGGAGAAATTGATAGTGCTATTACTTGGAATACTCCTAGCAACTTAGGCCATGTTGATGCAGGATACGTTTCATTACTTAATATTAATGCTACTACGTCTATCCCAAATGCAAGCATAATTTATAATATAACTTCTGGACAGTTACCTCCGGGATTATCATTAGAATTTGACGGTGAAATAACTGGTAAAGTACAACAATTTGGTAATACTATTAACTTTGACAATAACGCTACTACATTTGATACAGATGAGTTAGAATACAGAGTTACATTTGATACTTACAAACTTAGACTATTCCCGTTATTAGCAGATGCTAATTATACATTAAATCCGGCATCTGGTTTGCAAGATAAAAACACAACGTTTGATTTTAATCTTACAACAATCGGATCAGTATTAAACACAACTACATTTAACCAAACTAACAAAGAATACGGACTAACGTCATTTGATTTATACATTGATTCTACTACATTTGATAATAGGCTTACAACTATTGATCGAGTATACAATTTTACAGTTACTGCATCTGATCAATATTACTATAGCGCATCGGTTAGATCATTTAAAATAGCAATAGAAGTACCAAATAATATTGAATATAGCAATATATCAGTTAAACCGTTCTTAAATCCGGCACATCGAGTAATTTGGTCTAAATTTATTAACGATTCCGCAATATTTACGCCAGACAATATTTATAGACCATACGATTCACTGTTTGGAATACAAGATAACTTGTCAATGTTGCTATATGCCGGAATTGAAACAAGTGATTTAGGTCATTTTAGTGTATTAACAACCGAAACCATTAAACGATTCCAATTTGAAAACGTTTATAAAGCAATTGCATATAACCCCGGTACTAAAACACCAGTTTATGAAGTAATATACGTGAAAATGATAGATCCAATGTTAGCAGATACGCTATATGATAAAAATAATGTCACACAATGGCGGTCTCAAATTTCAAAGCTTGGTAAATTAAAATGGGATTATATGCCATTGTGGATGAGATCAGTGCAACCGGATTCTAGAACGCAGTTAGGATTTACATTAGCAGTTCCGTTGTGTTTTTGTAAGGTCGGAACAGCTGACAACATACTGTTAAATATTAAGTATAGTAATTTTGATTTTAAACTAATAGATTACACAGTTGATAGAGTAATAATAAACAAAATTATCGGTGATAACACTGATAAATATATTGCATTTAATAATAGGAACCTCCAATGAGTAATATAGTAGCAACAACAATCGATATTCATTACCCGGTAGCGGGTGTCGATAACGACAGTAAAGGATTTCGTGACAATTTTGCACGAATTCAAACTGCATTAGCTCAAGCTAAAGCAGAACTTGAACAATTTGAAACACGTGCAGTATTAAAAACACCATTAGCCGGCGCAGGTGTTTCAACAAACGATTTAGCAGCAGGCATAATTCTTAACGGTAGATATAATAAATTTTACGCTACATCTTATTCTGCAACTATTACTGATACTAGTGTTGATGTTTCTTTGTGGAACGGTGAGTTTCAAAAATTTACATTAACGCAAAATACTTCACTTACCTTTAGCCATTGGCCAGTTACCGGATTGTACGGTATTATACGATTACATTTAATTGCTGGAACGTCAAACACAGTAGCTATAACACTAGGAACTGCGCAAGGCGGCAACGTGATAGAAGAAACTGGATTTCCAGTTTTAGAAATTGATAATGTGGCATTCCAATCAATTGAAGCATTTAGTTACGACGGCGGTGCAAATGTGTTTTACAGATATTTAGGTCGTTATGAATTTTAATTATGCATCCATTAGTATATAATTTATCAGAGTTAAAGACTACTGAGTTAGAAGCAAAGATAAACGACTTAACTAAAAAATATTTTATGACTTCAAATTATGAATTACAAAACCAAATTACTATTATGTTAGACGCATATAAGGAAGAGTTAAGTAATAGACAACGTGAGGAATGGAATAAAGTAATGGAATCTAGAAATAAAGGACTTGACAAACTAATAAATGTAAGTTAAAATACATACATGAAATTAGATAAATTTGCAAACCCAATTTTTAACGAATCTGATGTGTTTGATGTCTTGTATTCAGGACATCAAACATCATTATCAAATATTGTAGTTGAAAACACTTACGAATTTTCACAACTTTCTAAAATAGCAGAGATGACCTTTGCTACATTTGATTCATCAACATACGACTTATCGATTGACGAGTTTGATAGCAAATCACAAGACTGCTGGTTTATGCCAATTGAATATTATTCATTTGATGTACAAGAGTATTGTATATCAAAATGTACATCTAGTACTGAACAAACACGAGTTTTAGATGAGCTAGCAGAATTTAAAAAAAGAAACATGATTCGATTACTGCAATGGCTTAAATTTTTTGTAGATACCTGTTTACAAGAAAATATTATTTGGGGCGTAGGAAGAGGATCTAGTGTTTCTAGTTTCGTGTTATATTTGTTAAATGTTCACAAAATAGATAGTATTAAATATAATTTAGATTGGCGAGAGTTTTTAAGATAAGTAACTAATAAAGGAGAATAACATGGCATTATACAAAACAGCTAAAGGTAAAGTAATTGATATGGCTAGACTAGCAAGTCAAAACGAACTTGCAGTTGCAGTAAGCAACGTTCGCATTAACGCAAGAGGCGACGAATTAGGTCCAGGTGGTCAAATTATTCGTAAACAACCGGATGTTCCACATGTTCCGTCTACAGGAACACCAGTTGAAATATATTCTGCACCAGTACAGACTGCACAACCTATAATTAAAGAACAACCTAAAGTACAACCGGCATTAACTACACCGGCTCCGGTTTTTGAGCCAATAGTCGAATCAGTTGCATCCGATTTTACTAAAGCTAACAACAATAAAGGTAAACAATGATTGTAACAGGACACCTAGATACTATTCATGATAATGTGTTAATTACAGATATGAACTTTGCAGAACAATTTTCTGCAGGCGGGATTATTGTTAGCAGTGACAACGGTAAAACTGAAGGTATTAAACCTCGTTGGGGCAAAGTATTTAAAGTTGGTCCAGATCAATCTGACGTTAACGTCGGTGATTGGATTTTAATAGAACATGGTCGATGGACACGTGGTGTCGAAGTTGAAGACACTGACGGTAGCATTGTTACTGTTAGACGAGTTGAAACTAAAGCAATTATTGCAGTTTCAGATCATTTACCCACAGACGTCAACCTAGGCGCATCAAACGCATCAACTGTACAAGAGTTTGACTTTAGTCAGCCAATGTACTAACCTGTGAAGACGCAGTATTTGACATACTGCGTCTTTTACGCTATAATACACTTTTAAACTAATCAATAGGTATCACAATGGCAACAAAATCATTATGGGTAGAATCTTACCGTCCTGCAACTCTTGACGGATATGTATTCAAAGACGACAGACAACAACAACAGATACAGAGTTGGATTGAACAAAAAAGTATTCCGCATTTATTGTTTAGTGGCGGCGCAGGTGTGGGCAAAACAACACTTGCAAAAATATTATTTAATGAATTAGAAATAGATGATTTGGATATTTTAGAAATCAACGCATCTCGTGAACGCGGCATTGACGCAATGCGAGATAGAATTACAAACTTTATTCAAATGATACCGTTTGGTGAGTTTAAAGTAGTGCTACTTGACGAAGCTGACTTCTTAACACCGCCTGCACAGGCTAGCTTACGTGGTATTATGGAAGAATATTCCGATACATCAAGATTTGTACTAACATGTAACTACCCAAATAAAATTATTCCTGCTATTCATTCGAGATGTCAAGGATTCCATATTGAAAAAGTTGATAGTGTAGAATTTACTGCACGAGTTGCTACAATTTTAATGGAAGAAAACATTGAATTTGAGTTAGATACACTTGATACTTATGTTAAAGCAACTTATCCAGATTTAAGAAAATGTATTAACACTATTCAAATGAATAGCATATCTGGTGTACTTAAAACGTCGGCTACTGGTGATGCAGGACTTCCTGACTACAAACTTGAAATGGTTGACTTATTTAAAGCAGGTAAAATTGATACTGCCCGTAAATTATTATGCTCTCAAGCACGTCCGGAAGAAATGGAAGAGATTTATAGATGGTTATACGATAATATTAGTGTATTTGGCGATGAAGATAAACAACGCAAAGCAATTCTTATTATTAAACAAGGTCTAGTCGATCATGCGCTAATATGTGATGCAGAGATTAATTTATCTGCTACATTAATACGATTAGGCAATCTGTAAACTTGCAGTAATGCATTTAATATAGTATAATATGTTTTTATTTAATTACTAAGGAGCAACTATGTTGTTAATTTA